CAATACAAACAGAGTTGATTGCCCTCCTCAGTTCCTTCCTCGAGATAATCTTGGCCCCCTCGGGTATCCTCTCGTCACTCATCTTCGACCTCCATAAATCCAGTGCCACCGCACTCCTCACAATCCACTCGTCTAGTATCCAGATATCCAACGTCCCTGTCAAAGTTTTGTGGTCGAGAAAATTCAGCCTCAACCCATCCAACTCCGTCGCAGTCTTCGCAAACCTTGCGGCTCGGTTCTCGGTCCTCGTTGTAGAATACCTTGTTAAAGATATCGCTCAACATAATCTCCATTGGATCAACGCTAGTCATCGTCGAACTCCTTCAGTATTGCCTTGATCCTTGTCCTCCATGCCCTCGCATCTTCATACGATTCGAAAGACGGTGTCCCTGCGGTAATCATGTTGATGTTGTTGGCCTCCATCGTCTGAACCCAATAGTCCACATCGCCATAGTAAGCAGACAACATTGTCTTTATGTCTCGTCTCAAACCCTCACGCATCTCCAACCTCCTCTGTGTATAAGATCATGTTTCGATCTATCTCAAACAAACCAAAGCATTGGTTGTTATATTCTTCGATTAGTTCTTCGATAAATTGTTCTGGAGTTTCAGCTTCCCTAACTGGGAATACAGAACCCAAGTTTATTTCACATTCAAATAACTTCTTAGGCATTCTCTTCCTCCTCCTCTTCGTATTCTGGCTCCCAACTATGGTTCTTGCCATTGGCATACATGCCCTCAAAGTTGCCGCACTCGTCTTGGTAGTCAGCGTTGACCTCAACGCCCAGATCAACCAACTTATTCCACACGTTCAACGGTGGCCCCCATGCGGTCCAACAATTGAAATTAAACCATGCAGTGCAATCATCGTCGAAATCGTGCTTTCCATCCGTCTCAAGATCCCCATGCACATCGACATCACAAACATCCCACTTGGTATCCCAGTTGTCGTATCTCCAGTCATACCACTGCGGAGTTGTGGTCTCAAAACCATACTTGTTGCTCTTAACATCTGGTGCAGCCCACAACTCAAAGGGCATGGGTACAACCACATCACAGAAACGACTATTCTCTTTTAGTTCTGCGTACAGTTGTCGGACCAGTTTGCTCGGCCCCTTAATTGATACTTGTTGATAGCAATGATTAGGCATTTAGTTCATCCTCCATGTCATAAATTCTTGTTGTTATCGCGCTCAATGC